TTTATCACCAACGTGTAGTCGTCCATACCTCCCATTAGAGGTTCCATGCCATACCAAACAGTCTCCCTCTACCCCTGAGAGTCTAATTATACGACTGAATACATCGTTTACCTTTGTCGGCGGCGTAAAGACTCGGTAGCCACCGTGTCCATACACGGTGTCAGCTAAGTTGTCGCTGTATTGTAAACTTTGTTGTGACGCACTACCCCACTGGAAGTCATACCACTGTTGATATTGTGGCGATTCCCGGTCGAGTTGCGAAGTAAACTCGCTACTCGGTGGACTCCGCATGATCATCCTCAATCGGCAGCAACTCAGCCTTGACGAAATTGCCGTCATCATCATAGACGTGCTTGCACTGCAATTTGCGCCGCACTGTCTGCTCAGTAGTGATGAAGCTACCATCCTCTGGTATGGTATGACCACGCATATTGCTGAACATAAGGTCAGTCAGCATCATGGGACGCATCCCAAGCTCGTTCATTCCACGGGTGAACATCCGGTCGATTGCCCGGACCTGATCATTGAACAACGTTAACTCTCTTACCATATTACACCTCCGTAAACCATTAGTTACCCCCCTCACTTGTGTGCAATAAGTATCCAAATTATGCAATCCTCCCATATAGGGTGACACGGATTAGGCAGTCCATATCTCCGTCTCAAGGTCTGAGAACAGTGGCAGGACGTCACGCTTATACATAGGACGAAGCTCACGCCAACGACTCCACGTCACATTGACGACCATGACCTGCACCTCCTTGCTCATCTCCTTCTCAAGGAAGGACTCCATAATACCAAGACGCGCCATTCCACGTATGTCATTTGGCACTATGTTCTTACGTCCGAGGAGTTTAAGTGTTTGTTTTGTAAACCTTCTCTTGACTACCTTCTCGCAAATGGCGTCCTCGAGACGCTTCATATAACAAAACTGAAGGCAATATTTGATCCGTGCATAGTAGGAAGCATTCCTCGACATCTTTGAGGTTATCATAGCCACAGACTCCCACGGAGCCTGCCCTATCCCTGTGACCATCTTGCCAAGGGAACTCCCTACCGTGAATGAGGATAGTAACTCAGGTTTCAGAATATACTCCTTTGAGGGGCTTCATAGTTGGCTCGTGCTCTGGCTATTTCAACGTACTCCGGGTCAAGCTCGCACCCTACAAAGCTGAATCCCTCCATCTTAGCGGCCTTGCCAGTGCTACCAGACCCTGTGAATGGGTCGAGGACAGTGCCACCGGGAGGAGTAACCAACCTGCAAAGGTAGCGCATCAGGTCATTAGGCTTAACCGTTGGGTGTATGTTCTTGGCTGTCTGCTTGCGTCCCTCGGACGTCATGCCCATGTATGACTCTCCATCAACACCCGGTAGTTGCTTGTCAGGAAGGTGTTCCAGCCCCTCGTTGCGGTCACCCTTGTTGGCTTTAGGGCAATAGAAGTACTCAGCCCACTCCTCATGGAGACCGTCGTGCATAACGTTCGCAGGGAACTTGCCCTCTTGTGTCCTACAGCCGTCGATATTAATGGCTCCGGTGCCGTGAGCCAGGACGTTCATGGCCACAGTGCCATCAAATGGCTTCCTTGCCAGCACTATAGGCTCATGCCCCGGCTTTAACGTTGTGCCCCACCCGTCCCATTGCTTGGCCTCATCAGAGGACGGTGCGGTGACTTCATAGGTGTCGTTCCATCCACCCTCGTAGAACTCCGCTACCTTGCTGGGGTTATTGAAGTTATATATGCCGCTCCCGCTATTGGCTCTCTGTCCCTTAACGTCTACAACCTCTCGCTCGGCTCCCTTCATCTTATCAATAGCTATACTTACATTGTGGGATTTAGGGAAGCCAGACCCATATAGCCACATCATCTGGTCCCTTATCTCAAAGCCTGCGTCCTCAATAGGGATAACACCCCTGTGGTAGGTCCGACTGCCAAAGAACGCAAGCAGGTGGCCTCCGGGCTTGAGGACTCGGTAGCATTGCTTCCATACCTCAACATCCGGCACGTCATAGTCCCATGCCTTGCCCATGAAGGACAGTCCATAGGGAGGGTCTGTCACTACGGAGTCGACCGTATTAGGGTCGAGGTTGAACAGCTGTTGTCTACAGTCACCTTGGTATATCTGTACGGTCATTGTCGCTTCTCCAGTTTAATGAAGTCGTCTAGTAATAACAGCACCATATCATCGGTCGTTCCATGCTCTCCTAGCACCACAATGGGAGTAACACCCTCTGGGGAGTTAGCCCTGCATTGTGCCCAAGCGTCCCTAATCCAGTCTGGCAGTCTCTTCCTGTGCTTACACTCTATACCATACGGTAAAGATGTGACTATGTCATTGTTGGTAGCCTGATCAGCTACCGGACAGCGTCTGGCCGTCGGGTCAATCTCTTTGAACCGCTCGGCTATACGCCGCTCAAACCGTTTCCAAGGCTTATCCATCCAGCTCCATTCTCTTGGGTGGGTCACTAGGCAGGTAGTAGTTCATTGATGCCATATCCAAGTATAGGTCAATCTCCTCCTCGGCACCATCAAAGTGTCGAGCCTTGGCTATGGATAGATAACCGTCTGCACCTGCCTCATAATCTTCCTTCCTGTAGTACCGACCAAGGAGGAGGACATTGTCGACCCTGTCGGTCAGCTCTCCGGCACCCCTGATAGACCATTTATCTATCTTTTCCTTCATGGACATCCCTTTCCGGGCGTGAGCTATCAGTATGATATGCACCTCTAAGTCTCGTGCTATGTCAGCAAGCTGGCACACAAGCTCCTTTTGAGCGGTGTAATCGTCGTGCCTAATGCCGGAAATGGTCATCAGAGAGTCTATGAGAATGTACTCAACGCCATAATTGTCTACAGCGTATCTCATACAGGCATGAAGGTGCGTCATGTCAATGGTGCCTTCCTTGTCGAGGAACCAGAGGCGTGTCGAGGCCCATGAGTTAAAGGCCAGACCGTAGTCGAGCGTCGGTGTGACGTCTAACGAGGCCTGTCTCCACATACGTGCCAACTGGTACTTGGGACTCATCTCCAAGGAGACGCTAAAGCATTTCTTTCCCTCCATCATGGCGCAGAGGAGTAGCTGCCCTGCGAACAAGCTCTTGCCCGACCCGTTTATGCCACCCAAGAGGGTGACCTCTCCTACCCTCAAGCGGAACCTGTCTGCCATATGGGGGAAGGGTAGCTTGACTCCGGTAATGCGTTCGCCACCAAGGTAGTAGTCCAGCACCTCTTTGGTGAACTCATTAGCAGAGAGGATACTCCGCTCCTCCTCCACCTTTAGATAGGGTTCCAGCAGGTCGAGGGATAGTTCTGTCATCTTGGCGTCATCCTGTCGGTCTCATGGATTTGTTGCTTGAGTGCCAGAGAAGCTACCTTCAGTCTGAGCTTCTCAATGTCCTTAAACAATTCGAGTAGGTCATGCTTTACATCTTCTAAAGCATCATCGGCATCTTGTAAAGCTCTATCTACACTTTCAAGTGGCGTGATCAATCTAGCTCCCCTCATAGTAGTCTCCTGTAAGTTGTAGCCCCTTTAGGGGGGGCTACAACACTATACTTTGAGTCTACCTTCTATTTGCCCTCTTGTCCACCCTCTCCATTACTAGGGGGACCGTCTACTACTCCCATAAGGTGTTACAACTGGGTTGACTCCTGACCCCAAGGAAGCGATACTGCACCTGTCAATACGACACCAACCATGAAACGAAGAGAAATGAAAATGAAACTAAGCGAACGACAAGAGAACCTGATCCGCCAGATAGTACATTTCCATCGTGCTGGTAAGGCCGCCCTAATCGAGGGTGGTGCTGGTGGTCTTTACAGCCGATACAGCACCGGCACGATTGAGTCACTGTTGAAACGTGGCCTTATCCGCTACGCAAATTCAGAGTGGCTCAAGAGGGGCTGGAGAAACCCAGCAGACGGTCGGTTCCACTACTCCACATACGAGGTCGAGATCGCGCCGAAAGGCTGGGATCACATTTACAAGATAAGACCGACGATTACATAGGGACCAACCGGGAGGGGGGAGACCCCCTCCCATAAGGAGACCACATGAGACGACGCAACCAAAAGGTGAAGCTGGAGAACAAACTAACGAAGGAGGTCAGGGAGGTTAGAGTAATCATAGCCGACTCAAAGCAGGGGTACTTGGGGTCGGTACCCACCGGAAACCCTAATCATTTTGACTGGGAGTGGTACCCGCCCAGCAAATGGGAAGAAGTCAAAGCTTGAAGTATTTCAATAACCGATGTATCCTAAAGATAGGAGGCTTGTAATGCCAGATGATAAAGTTACCAAATTAGAACCAGTCGTTGGAGTGCATGAATCATACGTCCGACGATATGGATACCGCTTTAATGAGGGACCGGGTGACCCACGCGATAGCGTTGATGACTATCTCGACCGCACCCAGTACCTTATCCACTCAGCCAAGGAGCCGACCAAAAAATAATGAACGAAGGAACCTATGAAGACTATATTGCGGTATCTCGCTACGCACGATACCTGCCTGACCTAAAACGCAGAGAAAGATGGGACGAGACCGTAACACGCTTCATAGATTTCTTCGAAGGAAGGTTTGGAAACAACCCGGACTATACCCGGACCTTTAAAATCCTTAAGGAGGCAATCACCGACAAGAAGGTATTGCCCTCCATGAGGGCCGTCATGACTGCGGGTCGAGCATTGGAGCGAGACCATGTCGCTGGGTACAACTGCGCTTATATTGCCGCTGATAATATAAGGGTCTTTGATGAGTCCCTGTACATTATGCTCTGTGGCACTGGCCTTGGGTTCTCTGTAGAGCGACAGCATATAGCCAAGCTCCCAGAGGTAGCGGAGTCCTTTCACGACACCGATACGACCATAGTGGTCAGCGACTCCAAGCTGGGCTGGGCCAAAGCTCTCAAGGAGCTGGTCTCCCTGTTGTACCAAGGGGAGGTGCCCAAGATAGACACCTCAAGTGTGAGAAAGGCAGGGGAAATCTTGAAAACTTTCGGAGGTCGTGCGTCTGGACCGGAACCGTTTGAGAGGATGTGCCGTCACTTCATCAGGGTCTTTAAGGGAGCCGAAGGACGTAAGCTCACGTCCATTGAAATACACGACCTCATCTGTCACACGGGTGAGGCTGTCTTGGTGGGAGGGGTAAGGCGCACAGCTCTAATAAGTTTGTCTAACCACTCAGACGAGAGGATGCGTCATGCCAAAATGGGTCAGTGGTACCTCGAAAATCCCCAACGAAGTCTTGCAAACAATTCAATCTGTTATACAGAGCGACCAGACATGGGAGCTTTTATGCGTGAGTGGCTGGCAATTTACGAGAGTAAAGCCGGGGAAAGGGGTATCTTCAACAGAGAAGCTTGTCTCAATATGCTCCCCGAACGGCGAGATGCAGACCACGATTTCGGAACGAACCCTTGTTCAGAAATAGTTCTTCGATCAGCCCAGTTCTGTAACCTCACAGAGGTAGTGGCTCGTCATAATGACACGGGAGACGACATATATAAAAAGGTAGAGCTTGCTACCATCCTCGGCACCATGCAGTCGACCCTCACAGATTTTAGGTACCTACGTAACATATGGAAAAAGAACTGCGAGGAAGAGCGATTGCTTGGGGTAAGCATTACAGGAATATACGATTGTCCTTGGTTGTTAAAAGCGGACAAATGGGATCTGGCTGACCTAAAAGAACACGCTGTTGCGGTCAATAAGAAGTGGGCCAAGAAGCTGGGCATCAACCCTGCCGCAGCCGTTACCTGTGTGAAGCCGTCGGGCACCGTGAGTCAGCTTGCCTCATGCAGTTCGGGAATCCACCCATCGTACAACGAGTACTATAAAAGGACCGTCAGGAATGATAAGAAAGATCCGCTTGCACAGGTAATGATCGATGCTGGAGTCCCCCATGAGGAGGACATCCACAACTCTGAAGCTTGGGTGTTTTCCTTTCCAAGGATGGGGACCGGAGTTTATAGATGGAAGGTAACACCTATAATGCAGTTGGAGATGTGGAAGAAGTTCGCTATAGGGTGGTGTGAGCACAAACCCAGTATGACCTGTTATGTAACCGAGGACTCGTGGGCAGAGGTTGGGGCTTGGGTATGGGATAACTTCGATGAGATGAATGGGATATCATTCCTTCCATCGGCTGACTCAGACCACATCTATGAGCAAGCTCCGTACCAAGACTTAAATAAGCTAGAATATCAAAGCCTTATGAGACAAATGCCCAAGACAATAAACTTTGAATTTGAGGAACTCCAAGACCACACCACTGCCAGTCAAGAGCTGGCCTGCACCGCTGGGGTCTGTGAGATATGAGCTTCCCCAAGATAAAGCGGTGGATCAGCAAGCCCTATATTAAGTTTGTGTCCGACCTGCCCTGTGTGGTTTGTGACGCAGAGGGGGACCATGTAGTCGCCCATCACCTTAAAGGGGCATACTCGCCACACAGTGGCGGCATGGGGCGCAAAGCTTCCGACCTGTTCACGATGCCTTTGTGCTATGAGCATCACATGGACCTGCACACCGGAGATGGGGAGCTTAGAAAGCGTCAAGCCTACATGATATTTGGAACACTTGAAAAAGCCACAGATAGAGGTATACTGAAAGTAAGATGACTGAACTCGTATCAATGGAGGACGCTATAAGGGCCGCTGATTTTCTGCGGGACCAAGCGTCAAAGATAGGTGAGGTTGAAGCTCACCGCTACCACCTTGAGGACTTCCGTAAGGTCCAATTCTCTGTGTTATGGGAGAAAGCACCGGAAGGTTCAATAGCGTCAAAGGATGCTTGGGCTTATGCCCATCCTGAGTACGTTCAATTCCTCGATGGACTGAAGGTAGCAAGAGCCTCTCACCGTAAATATACGCATCTCGTCGAGGCGGCTAAACTGAGGATCGAAGTGTGGCGTACCATACAAGCAAACGAAAGGGCCGGGTCCGTTTAATGACTGTAGAAGATGTCTATACACCCGGCGAAGACAACGATCAATGGCAGTCTGATCAAAACGACCAACTTCAAATGGAACACTCACAGGGAGGTAAAATGGCGTACGATAATGCACCGAAAGACAACGCAGTAACTATATGGTTGAACGAGGAAAAGAAGTCAGAAAAGTCACCTGACTTTGGCGGCAAGGGTTTAATTAGGGGGCAGGTGATGCGTGTCTCTGGCTGGAAAAACATAACCAAAGACGGAAGGAAGACGCTTAACCTGCGCTTTCAGTTGCCAGATGGTGAAGAGCCTGCGCCAGTTAAAAAAGAGGAACCGGATGACGACTGGTTCTGAAAGGAGAACCCAGAGTTTGCAGAGATTGTTGAGCTGGTGCATAAGCACTTTGGTGAACCCGAAAGCATAAGGACAAGGCATGGAACACCCAATAACGTTTCACGACGGCACTGAAAAGACCCTCTCCTTTAGAGAGGACAAGCACTGGTATAGTGTTGATGGGGACTATGTCCCCTCTGTAACAACCATCCTCAATGTAATCAGCAAGCCTGCCTTGATGCCTTGGGCTGTTAAGATGGGGGCTGATTGGTTCGAGTCTAACTGTGAATCATTCTCAAACGCAGAGTTGTCCATCAAGGACATGGTGAAGGGAATCAAGGGAGCGTACCGTAAGAAGTCTCAGGACGCTCTCAACATAGGTGAGGCTGTCCACGCTTGGTGTGAGCAGGCCATCAAGTTCAAGCTGGGCGAGGGGACGATGCCATCCCTGCCTGACAACGCTATAGTCAGAGAGTCCATTGAGAACTTTAGGGACTGGACTAAAGAGAACGACGTCAAGTGGCTCTCCTCAGAAGAGAAAGTCTATAACCGCAAGTACAAGTACGCTGGGACAGTCGACGCTGTCGCAGAGGTTAACGGTACCTTCGGGGTTATAGATTTCAAAACGAGCAAACGATTGTACGATGAATATGACCTGCAAGTCAGCGCCTATGGTGAGACCATTGAGGACATCTACGGCAGAGACTGCGAGTCATCTTGGCTCCTGAGGTTCGATAAGGAAAATGGATCTTTTGAAGCGAGGGAGCTTAAAGGAGAGGACCATGCTGAGAACTTCATGGCCTTCTATGGAGCGTTGTCGCTGTATAACCGACTAACTGTTCTCAAGAACAGGAGGAAATAATGACTCTTGGATTAGCAAGCTGGCCTAAAGCGGTGTGGCGAGGTGCTTGGGAGGTGAAACAGGGGGATGATAAGGAACGTCCTATAGAGGTTATTGTCCCGGACGTACCCCATGAAGGGGCGCGGCTTACAAAGAAACTCACCACCGACATGGCAGTGGAATTAGCTGACAGCTTACGGTCAAACGTACTTGATGTGGAGGAAGCTCATAAAAGCTTCTGTCACCACAGTCAGATAGATTTCACAACCTTTGATGGGTCCATAGTAAGAGTTAGAGCAAAAGATGTGCGTCACATATCAAAGAACGGGGAGAAGGCAATGTTCCCGTTGGTTGAAGGGGAGAAAAAATCCTTCATCACCTTGGAGGTGACGTCAACCGAAGCCGCACGAGTTATGGAATCAATGTGGCGCGACACAGAGGAAGAAGGTAATGAGAAAAGCGTTTTTCGACATCGAGTGTAATCACTTAAATGCAGACTGGGGTCTGCTGATCTGTGCCTGTATTAAGTGGAGCGATAAGAAAACAATCGAGACGTTCCGCATCACTGACCACAAGCAGAAGTCTCTGAACGATGACAGCGGAGTTGCCTGCGCTATAAGAGACTCTCTTGAGGACGCTGACATCATAGTCACTTGGTATGGTAAGAAGTTCGATGTACCCTACCTGCAATCCCGGCTTCTAAAGTGGGAGAAGACTATTATGTCACCCAACATATCTCACCTTGATCTCTGGGCTACTGCTAGGTACCAGCTCAGACTGTCGAGCAACAGGCTCGCCAACATTGAAAGGTTTCTTGGGCTACAAGCAACAAAAACTCCCATCAATCAGGGAGCTTGGATCGAAGCGCTTGCTGGTTCTAAGAAACACATGAAGATCGTGGTCGATCATTGCAAGCAGGATGTATTGATGTTAGAGGAGGCGTATAACAAGATGCTACCTCTAATAAAGAATCACCCTCACCTTGCTCTCAGGGGTGGGCCTTCGGATGGTTGTCCAAAGTGTGGCTCCATCAATATGGAAAAGATGGGGCACCGGATAACTAAGGTAAGAAGGTACCAGCGGTGGAGATGTAATGATTGCGGCTCAACCTGTAGCACTCGGGTCCAAGACAAAAGGGAGCCACTCAAGTTTGTCGCTTAATGGTACAACCTCCTCAACACAGCCCTTGGGAAAGGCTGTAATGCCGTAGAGTATGGGTCTTGCCTCACCCTTGGCTTCATCAGTAAAGTCTTCGAAGTCAAGGGTCGAGGCGATCTTTACGGTATCATCGGTATCACATACCAACCACCCAACAGAATAGAATGAAGGGCACTCCACTTCTTTAGCCCTCGTCCAGCTGTCATCAGCTAGGACGTCTCTCCACTTAACTACGACGAGCTTTTTTTCTTCCGCTCCAGTGGGCCGGGAAGTACCCATCCCAATACCATCGGTACGAATATCAACAGCAGTAAGAACCATCCTCCCATCTCCACTAGGGAGCCTAACAGACTCCAAAAATTATCTGGTGCACAATCACTCATAACTTTCTTTCCTGCGCCCCCAATCGAGGTCGCCTCCGTTACCACATCCGCAACTGCACTCGTCACCACAGCTCCCG